GATTTTGTATTGTCCTTCTAAATCTGGGTTTTGAGGATCTTTAATAACTTTAACTAGAGCAAAGTACTGCTCACGTCTTTTAAGTTTATCACTCATTTTACGATCAACTGCTGAATCACTTTTACGTAATTTAAAAAATACATCAGCTATTGGGCATTTTTCTCCTACTGTTGAAGGGGAATCTACCATTTTACCATCACCGCCTGCGTTTGTAAGCCAGTGTACGTATTTTTTTACTAAAGAGTTTCGGGGATTTGATGGGTTTGGAACAAAACGAATAATTGCTTTGTAAGTTCCGTCTTTACCATCGTCTGCTGTTGGTTTGTAAAGGTCACTTCCTGAAGAAGCTTGTGTTTCATGTGTGTCTACATCTGCTACACCTAAGTTAAAAATGTCAAATTCTGCCATGTCTTAAATACTTTAATTTTTGTTAATACTTTAATTTGTTAATTATATACTGATACCCTTAAAATGTTTCACGACCTATAGTTAAAATATTACCTGAATCATCTTTATATTGGTTTTTATCTATTTTAGATAGACCTGATTTAGTAAGTAAGTTTTCCATTTCATCTCTAGAGATTTTACCTAACGTTACTAGTTTACTTAGAGCTTTGAATAAATTAAAGTGCTCGGTTGTATTGAAAGAATTCATCTATGATACATTTTTAAATATTAGTACATGTATTATATATCTTTATTTAATTTAGTTTCAGTACTATTTTTAATTCTTTTTATAGGTACTTGAAAACTATTTTAAATTATTTTTAGTTTTACTGAAACAATCCAGTACCCTGACAATATAACTTAAGTCTTTAAGCCTTGGGGTAAAATAAACTTCTAGATAAATGGTTTAAGAAATATGCATCTACTAAATCATCCATTGGTTTAGGTATATTCTTTACCTCTCCTATATTGTCTTTACAGAATTTAAGAAGAGACGAGGATGCTAAAGAAGAATCATCAAGAATGTTTTCTAGAAATTTAAGCCAAAGCTCATCCTTTTTCATGGAACCTTTTCCTGCGTGTTTCTTAATGGTTGAAGGTGCAATGGTCATCATTTCTAAGACTTCAAGTCTTGACATCATTTCCATCTTTAAGATTGCTGCTCCTGCTGCCATGTCAATAATATTATTAGTACCTGCAGAAGAACCATAAGAAGATCCTTCAAATGCAATAACGAAAGGAGAATCATTACCTGTGATTTCAATAACCATATCAATAATGTCTTTTGCAGTCTGAGTATGTCTTTGGATTTTAATCATCTCACTCTTTGAATAGGACTCATTATTTGTCCAATCAGGTTGATGTGAGATCTGAGTATCTTCAAGAAGATTAAGTTCCTCTTGTAATATTTGTTCCTTTTTAGTTCCTGTCTTTGGTTTTAAATAACCAATAAAATTATATTTGTTATCTTTAAATATACAGATTCCAGGAGAGTTAAGGGAAAAGTCAATGGTTACAAAATTCATATTATATTTTGTTACCAAGCGAAGAACCTAATGCAGCTCCTACTAATCTCGAAGTTAACATATCATACATAATACCTGAAGTAATCCCAAGAATATTTGCCAGTGTTTTACCAATAGTTTTACCAAGTGCAAAACCTGCCAATCCACCAAATATGCTTCCTAATACTCCTTCGTTTGTAAGCTCTTCATTAAAGGCATGAATATCATAAGTACCATCCAGATTTTTATATGTTGAAGCAAACTCTTCAATTGCAGCATCAACTTTAGCTTCTAATTCTTCAGTCCACTCTGTTTGTAGAGATTCTGTTAATATTGCTAATTCTTTATCGGATATATTTTCCTCTTTAATATAATCTAAAAATGTTTTCATTATTTAAATGCTTTAGTTAATTCGTCAGTTAATTCAGTAGGATCAATTCTAAACGTAAATCCTGCAGCGTCATGACCAGCTTCAAACCACATACATGTTGATATTAGTGGAGAACTTTTAGCCATTTTCTTTTCAATAATATCTACAATAGTGTTTTTACCATTAATATGAATTGTATCTAATGTTTTTGAATCAGGTATAAATGTTATAGCTAATCCCTTTCTATCTACAATAGTCTGTATTGCAAATGTTAGGTTATCTATAGTAACCTTTCCTTCGTTTATATAATCATCAAATGTTTTCATACTTTATATATCTTAATCTATTTCTAATTGAATATTAAACTTGTTATAATAGAAGTTTAAATCAAATGTAGTAAACTCTGCAATATTTGAACTCATATTTAAATCAAGTTCAGATATTGAGTTCATAATTGGTTTTTCAAATACAGCACTCATTATATGAATACCTTCAGCATCCATTATTTGGAGTTTAATATCGTTTAACCATGGTTCCCTTACTGTTTTTGAATAATAATAAAGTAAAGTATCTTGCATAATCCAATAATTAATATAACCATCTAAAAGTTGCATTGTAACTTTAAATTGTCTATCAATTGTATTTTGTATTGGAATCGAACCTCTATGATATGTTATTGTTCCATCATTGGGTGCTACTTCAATAGGATCAAATGTAATACCCGGAAGATTAACACCCTGAATTGAATAATTTATAAAATCAATTGGTTCTGAAATTAAATTACCTGGCATTCTATTCAAATACTTTCGATATTTGTCAGCAACTTCCTTAGGAATAAAAGTCCTAGGGAATTTGAAATTGAATAAATTATTTCTACTATTTAAAATCATTATATAATGTTAACTTTTCCGTAGTACAATAAAGATTCAGTACCACCATTTTTTATGTTAATATAAAATTTATCGGCATTTTGATTTGTATCTGATTGGTCAAATCTAACTGCTGTACTCTTTGCAATTTTAAAGAAAACTTCTCCATTACCCATATCCACTCCTGGAAATGAAGGGTCATGTGAAATTCTTTCTTCTATAGTTCCACTCTTAATAATTAATATCATGTCTTCTGCATTTACAAGACTTATTGCATTAAGAACTCCATCCCCTGGTTTTGCAACTTTAAATTTAATAAAGTTATCTGATACCTTTGACAATGTAATAATACCATTTCCTTCTGTATCATATTTAATGTCTGCCGTTGATGTTACGTCTGCGCCATCTGTTGATATTTTACTATTTGATGCAACAATACCGTATGTATCTAATGCAACTGGAACATATTTAGTTTCTCCTATGGATGGTCTTATTGAATTAACAAATTGATTTAATTCTCTATTAACTGATGTATTTGGTAATGTATTATAAACCACAGTTGGTGAAAAACTTGAGTTTAAATTTAACTTCAATAATTTTTTACCATACTTTTTAGGTTGACTATAAATTAATGATGCTACTTTTAATATCTGGGTATTATCTGTCTCATTATAAATTCTCATATTTACCGTAATTGTAAAGTTATTTGAAATAGATGAGTTCATAATCACTGGTCTAAATACAATAGGTTGATCGAACTGTGATGTTTGTGTAAATGTATTTGAAAAGGTATTAATATAATTAAGACCTAACTGTTCGCTTACTTGTACTTCATAGAAAATAGTTAAATCATCTCCAGATGTTTGCATCCTTCCATTAATATAACTTTCAAATCCTGCAGTAGAACCATCTTTAGTTCCATATATTTCAAAATAGTCACCTTCGGTTGAATGTTCTACATTTAATGAAATATCAACATACTCGTCTTCCTGTGAAAGAGTAAGAGAGTTACCTTCAGCCACTTGAATATAATCATATCCTCCTATTGTAACTACTTCATTGATTAATTTAAAATCAATTTCATAATTTATTGAAGGATTAATTGCATCTAAAGAACCTGTAGTTCCAAAGAAACTTTCTTCAAATTCTAAATTTTTAGTAGGGTCATACATACTTACTAAAGTAGGTACTTTAATCTCAATATATTTTGAATATGAAGTATCTGCTAAAATAAATGGATTTGGATTTTGAAGTTCAAAACTTGAAGAGTTTAAGTAAACTGTAGAATTAAAATAATTATAAATGCCAGAATGCCTTTTAATCTTTGTTTGAAATAAAAATCCATCATATCCTCTTCCGGAAAAAGAATAACCAGTTCGCAAATGAAGTCTTATTGTATCATACCACACTGCATTTACAGTTGAAGTAGGAATTACACTAAGAGAACTTGAATTAGTTCCTAACCATTCTGTTGAATCTAGATAATTTAATGAATTATTTAATAGTGCTAAGGTTCCACTAGTATCAGTAGGAACTGCATAATATCTACCAGATTCTCCAGGTGCTGTTTTAATATCATTTCCAGTTTGTGCTTCTGGAACTGAAAAAAGAGAACTTGCTCTATTTGAAACTTCAATTTGACCTCCAATAAAACTAGTTTCAGCTAAATCAGTATATTCATATTTAAATGTTCCATTTGTTGTTGGGGTATAGACGTATATTTGTCCATTTAAATAACCTGCACCTCCTGGAATTGTAAATCCAGCTACATTATTAATACTTGAATCTGTTAAATCGAATTTATATGTTTTACCATTTCTAAGTAAAAGTTGTCTACTTGCAAAACTATTTATTATAACATATCCACTTGAAGTTGTAACTGTAAACTCAACAACATCTGCACCTAGCTCGCTAATTAAGAATCTTGAAGCACTATTGTCTCCATCGACTGTATTTAAGTATTTAATTTGAGTTCCATTATTATCATTTTCAATCTTAACCTGATCGGAATTCGATTGATCGTGATAGATGAATTCTAATAATACATCTTCGTCTATTCTTAAGAATCTTGATGATTTTGCCATTTCTTTATTGTTTTTTAAAATCTAAGCCATTTTGGTGACCATAATATACCTACGTTAAGAGATGGTCCTAGGGTTAATACTCCATTTCCAAGGTTTATTCCATATCCTAAACCAACTCCTATTGACCAACCTGCTTTTTTTTCATTTTTTTCATTTAGTTTATCATTAACTAAATTTATATTTTCTATATTAGTGAAAGTAATTCCAGAATAAGGTGTACTTATCTTTAATGTTCTCACTCCATTTTCACTTAGTATTGCAGCCTTTAATTCAATTCCTTGTTCAAAATTAAATTGACTAGATTGAACCAATAAAAAATTTGTCTTACTATTTCTAAATACTCCAACCTTTCCATTGAATCTTCTCCAATTATATTTATCCCAATTTTTTTCATCGGTAAAATTAATAATACTTAATGTATCATTAACATATGATACATTTGATTTAGCATTAATAATAGAATCCTTACTTTTAATTTCTATTTTCAATAATGAGTTAATATCTTTAAATTCCTTTGAAAGATTAAGAGCACTTTGATAATTTGTAATTAGTTTTTTATTATCTGCAGTTAATGAATTTATATCAAATTCATATGTTTTTTTGATTGCAACTAAATCATTATTTTTATTTCTTTCGATTTTAATAGTATCTAGACTTGCTTTATAATTATTAAGTTCCCTATCTGCTACTAATTGAACTTGTTTAATTTCACGTCTAAGAGAAGCATTAGAATCGCATTGTTGTAATAGTAATAAAACAAGAAGAACAACCCCAATAAAAATTAGGGTTGTTCTTGAAATTTTAGACTTTAGATTTTTTAAATATTCTACGTATTGATTAATTTTATTCATGAATTATTATTTATTTTACCATGTTCCAATCAATGTCCATGGATTAGTATTATTATTTGACATATATAAATATGAAACAGCACTAGAGTTCTGTCCGTATTGACTAGTTGGTGCATTAGATACTGAAGCAGTCATAGTTACACGGTATCTTCCTGGTGATAGATAGAATGATCCAACACTAGCAGTTGGTGTAGCCTCTAAATCTTCGCCTGATATCGAAAATGGAGTAGGAGTTCCATTAGGTACAACTATTACACTACCAGCATATCCTGGCTCCACTGATATGTTAAGGGTTCCAGCTCTAGTTCCACCAAAGAGACCCACTGGTCTGTTTCCATCCAATACTAAGTGTACATATTGATTTGTAGTTCCATTCATATCAACAATATTAATTCCACTATATGAATAATTTCCACCATTAGTACTTGCACTAACAATAGGACCTGACGATGAAGTCTGAGGATCACCTACATGTGAAACAAAGGTAAATATTGATGTCAATACAGGGTTTCCTGCTATTCCATAATAATATGTTGAACCTGCCGATAAATCGCCTTTAATGGTAATATTCATTGTAATTGATTTTCCTACAGTAGTACTTGGAGTCCATACTCTAGAATTAATTATATACTCTAAACTATCCCATGTTGGTCCATTTGAATATGTATCTCCAGGTTGGTATGTATCTTTACTATACATATTAACATCATTCGGACTACTATATGTATATCCTGAGTTTGCATTGATAATAACATTTCCGGTCCAACCATTTTGATAATGGAAATTAGTTATTGAGTTACTAACAGGCGGCGTTGTAATAGATACAAATGCTGGAGAATTTGCTCTAGTTAAGGTTAAAGATACTGTGTCATATACTTTAAATGCAAGTGAATTATATTTAATTTCTACTATATTTCCACTAAATGCTCCATCAGCTGGTTGGCTAGTAACACTTGTTGCTATTTTTATTGTTTTATCAGTCGTATCCGTGGTATCTATGGTTGCACTAAAACTTAGCCCACTTCCTGCGGGAGTAGTAAACGTTGGAACAGAAGTCCAATGCATTCCTGGACTAAGTGATGCTGCACTAATAAGAACATTACCTAATGGTATAGTAGAAGAACCTGCAACACCTGTATTTGTTATTTGAACAGTCGGAACTCCATTGTTTGTATTCTCATCTATAAATTTATAAGTTATAGTATATGCTGGAATTGTTGCAATATTACTTGTCGTATTATACGTTATACTTCTTTGTGTGCCATTAACTTCTTGCAATGATACACTTACAGTGACCGTTATTGTTGTTGGATATGTTCCACTTCCAGCTACCACATTAGTTACAGCATATCCTGTACCTGCTTCGATAAATGAAGCAACGGTAGGTATTGTTTGGAAATAATAAGAACTTGGTGCTGTTATTACTCTTGTAAATGTAATTGCAGGAGATACTGTTCCTTCAGCTCTAGTGTCACTCACTGTAACCGTAGCACATCCAGTTGCTGTATTATTTAAATCATCAAATGTATATGTATTAGTTGACTGTGGGGAAGTACCTTTATCTGTCCAATAAAGATCTGCAACACCTAAATATATGATTTGAGGTAATTTTCTAATTGTAAGCGATGTACCACTGCCATTTGCAGTTAATGGCACGCTTGTAGTTTGTACTGCTCCGTTAATCGTGTAAATACCAGGAGAAGATGTTGTTGCTGTTAAATTGGCATCCGCGCCACCTATTAAAGCTATCTCATTATTTGTAACACTTGCAAATCCTTGGCTATTTGATGCGTATGTTGTTGTATTATCAGCAATAGAATATGAAAATGAATTTAAGTCTGGTAATGCATAATTACTGATACCATTTGTCCATGTTTTTCCATTACATAAATACCATCCTGTATAATCGCCAATTCCACCGCCTACTTTAATAGGAACTGGTAGAATCTGTGTTGATGGAGTATTTGCACTATAAATTTGACTGTTAATAAATTTTGTAGAATCGGTAAAAATAGAAGGTAAAATAGAAATTATAGTCCCTACTGGAACTATTCCACCTATTTCTAATGCAGTTTTAAATGCAACTTTACCAGTACTATCTACAGCGACTGCTATCTTATTTGTACCCGCATTTGAATTTGATATTGTCAAGTTTCTATTAATAGTAACTGGTCTATTAAAAATAACATCAGTATTATATGTTATAGATGTATCTGATATATTTAATAGTGTTACTCCAGTAACATTACTTTTAAATATATGATTCTGAGCATACCATGTAATAGTAGATTGTATACCATTACTTGCTTCTATTGTTAAGTTATTTTTATTAGTTACAGAATCGTAACTCATTATAAAATCAAAATAATTAGATATGCTGGCGTTGGTTAATCTTAAATTTGATTTAAAATGATTTTTTCTATTAATTATCCACTGATATGGCGAATTAATTCCATCAAATGGTTGTGCAGTATTATATTCAGCATCTGTCTCTAAAAATCCAATGCTAACCACAGGTGGATATAACATTGTATCTGATCTATGAATAGGTAATATTGTATCGGCAGTTAAACTTGCACCAGATCCTTGAATTCTTTTCCAGGTTGCAGTATCAATAGATCCTGCAGGTCCTTGAAACCCCTGATATCCTTGATATCCTTTTTCTCCAGTTGCTCCAGTAATTCCCTGTGGTCCAGTGTCTCCCTTAGGTCCAATATTACCTTGAGGTCCTCCACCATTTGACACTAATTGGTCAAAATTATAATTAACTTTGTCTAATTTGATATTATCACTATCAGAAACACTAATTTGTTTTAAATTAATTGCCATTTCTTATTCTATATTTATATTACTATATATTCATTAAATATTATTAGACGCCTGGATCTTGCCAAATTAAATCATCTCGTTCTAAATAAATAATATGTATTTGTTTTGTAACATATAAATTAGGAGTTAACGATGTATTATCTAATATTATTGATGTTCCATTGTTATTGGCAGGTATTGTATTTCCATATAAAATATTGTATACACCAGCAGACTGTGTTGCATTTAATAAAATATCAGATCCTCCTATTAATATTGGTGAATTATTACCAGCACCTGTTACTGTATGTTGACCTGCTCCATTTGATGCTATAGAATAATCATATGAATTTAGATTAGGTACTAAATATGATGGAGAGACAGAGTCACTTGGCTTCCATTCCTTTCCATTACATATATACCATCCTGAATATTGAGTATTTGATTTACCTCTTCCCCATCTAATATTAAGTGCCGGTAAAACTCCACCAATAGGTTGTTGTATTATTGTTTCATTCAAATAAAAATAAGTACTAATTAAATCTAATGATCTTATTGAAATTATAGAACCTATTGGAAAACTTGGAAATAATTCACGTTTTTTCCTCCATCTAACATTACCTGCAGTATTATCAGACGCTAATATATAATTAATATTAGCATCAACATTATAATTAAATACACTATTTGATATCGTTGTAGCGACTAAGCTATTTGAAAGAATTGCATTAGCATTATTCATTTCATTTATTATTGCACTGGTATTATCCATGACATGCGCCGCATATATGGTACCAACACCTGCTGAGTTATATGACTTTAGTGTAGATGTTGTGAGATATTGTATTATAGAAAAATTAGGATCACTACTTATAAATTTACCAATATGTAAATTATTAGTTTCAGATAATTTAAAATCGCATACCTTACTACTATGACTAAGTCTTAAATTTGATTTTATACTTCCAGTATTATTAGTTGTATTTACATTAGATAATACAACACAATCTCCATATCCTGTGGGATTTTCGTATCTATTTATGCCACCGTAATTATCATTTGTTCTAATTCCAATACTGATAGGAGTTGGCGCGTATTGTACACCACTTGTACTAATCTTCTTTGGAAACAGATAACCTGGTTTTTGTGCATCTTCATGAAAATAAAGCCAGTCAGTATCTGCAGCAGCACCCTGAAATCCTTGAAATCCTTTATATCCAGTAGCACCCTGAAATCCTTTACTTCCAACTGCTCCAAAATCGCCATCAGGGCCAATCGAACCATCAGGACCTGGCATACCACCATCTTTTAATTGATAAAAGTTATAGTTAACTTTATCTATTTTAGGAGTAGACCACCATGCTGGACTATTAGGGTCCAAGTCACTTTTGAATATTTCTTTTATATCAATTTTCATTAATTAAGCCTGTATTTTAACGTGTATTTTAAAATTATAAAAATACCCGCTTCTCTTATTATATATTAATCTAAAACTTAATCCATCGTTTTGATAACTTTGAATATTGTAATTAGTTAATGGTTTAAATCCATCATCAGTTAATTCTGATACGTATTTTGTAGAGTAGAATTCAGTTTTTAAATCTTTACCTTCTATTCCATATATTGTAATTGCATCTATAATAAATCTTGGAGAAATATTGTAATCTGCATATATTTTTAAATCATCATCTAGTGTTGTTTTATCTCCATATGAGTTTTCAGGCACTACATAATTTTTAAATTTAGTAGCAATTCCGTCTTCTATTAATTCTGATAAAATAGCATCAGGTAAATAAATATCTGCTATAATTTCTGAATCATCTTCATACCAATGTATTGAAGATACATTTAATAAATTTAATCTAACTTTATCCAATGCATCTAATGAAAATTCTTGAGTACTCGTATACTTTGTAATGTCATACGTATCTTTAACTTTCATTATAGTGGAAGATAAAAATGTTTTCTTTTCAACTGGACTTAATGTTCCATTTACAAATTCACTATTTCCACCTGACAGGGATTTTGTAAAGTAATCTAATGTGTATTTAGATTTAAACATATTGATTTGTTTCTTATCAATAGCAACCTCTCCGATTTTAGGGTATAATGGTAACTTATCAGATGTTTGTGAAAGTTTTAATATATTTTTAGAATCCTCTGCATTGGTTTTATGGAAAAAATAGTTGTTAATATATCCATAATTAGTGTCGATTCCCTTATGCGAATCAAATACTGTTGAAATATTATTAAACTTTTTATAAATTAATTTAGTTCGTACACTATTTCCATTCAATATAATTTTATGGTTTGTATACCTATCTGAAAATGTAATGATATTATTAAATGATGGATTGTAAGCACCATTCATTCTTCGTAATAATGTTATATAACCTCCATCGGTTCTATCTGTTATTATACTTCCAATCTCCCCTGCAGATAATTGATATGCTTTAGGTCTATATGGGTCAGTCTCTGACCTTATTAACGATGGTTTAATAATATCAACTCCTGATTCTATATTTAACACAAAATCATTAAGAGTAACACTAGAATCAATATTAACTGTAGCATAATTTATATTACCATACTGGTTAAATTTCTTAGCAAAGTTATATGCATTTGTTTCATTCAAGATATTTGTAAAACCATTTCTGCCTCCTTTTGAATATTTAAATTCTCCATTAATTGCAATAAGAGAAAAGTTAGATGGATTCAGTCTAACAGAAGGAACTATAGTTTCTCCTGAAATAGTATCAAACTTCCATGGCCATCCAGCTACTTTAACATGCGAATCATCAATAACTTCAACAACCTTTACTGCATAGATATTTCCAAGTGTATTGAAATATATCCATGAATATTCTCCAAACTCATTCTGTGTAATAACTTTTTTAAATTTAGCACTACCATCTAATATTGAAAATTGCGAAGCTTCTAAAATTGATTCTTGATCTGGATTAGAAGGACTAAAATTTGAACCATCAAAATCAATGAAAAAAGGTATATTTGTATCTAATACCTGATTATTTAATATGATATCAGTTAAAGAATACATTTGGTATCTATCAATATATTCAACATCGTTTTCTACCATGTTAACTTCAACTACAACACATATAAATTTAAAAACATCATTTTTAATAACATTAAAATCTACCCCATTAGTTTCAATGTTAGATCCACTATTATAATTAAATACTACACCAAATTTATAATCATTAACATTTGAATCTGATATAAATTCAGTAGGTACTTCTTTTTGATTTTCCTTTCTTTTTAAATAAGAATATCTAAGTCCTCTAAATACTGCAGAAGAATTTCTTTCGGAATTTCCTATATCAAATTTACTCCAAAGTTTTTTATAAGTATTATCATACCATATATTATCGACTGAATCATAATATCCATTCCAATTAAAGTGAACATCAAAATAATTAAAACTAGTATTTTTTAATCTATCTAATGTTAAACCAGCATCGGCGTTAAAATTTAAATAATTATTAAAATCTAATTGACCATTTCCATATAATCTAGTAGGTATTTTATTAATATGAAAGTGTTCCATATTCATATATTCTACCTTTCTTCCAGACTCTATTTCAATGTTTGGTGATAGATTATCTTCGCCGAATGCTTCATTTACATTTAATACATACGGAAGATTTCTAGCATTAGTTGCATCTTTTAATTCAAATTTACAAATAGTAGGAACAACCCTGCTCAATATTGCAGTTTCTTTTAATTGATTTTCATTAAGTCTATCATATTCACTTTCTATAATCTGTTGCACACTATCTTCATATATAGTCTCGGCACCTAATACTCCATTTAATCCATCATATGTTGATGTAGAAACTATGCTATCATCATATAATAAATCTCCTAGTTTAGAATTTTTTGTAGAATAAAAATCAAAATCAAAATCTTTAAAATCGTATGCTGCAAATACACCATGTGAAACATGGTATGGTTCATATATTTCAAAGGTATTATCGTTAGATACTTTAACTGGAATATTTAAAACCACTCTATAAAAATTAGTATCGAATGGATCTTGTTCTATTTCAATTATTTGAACAAATACATTAGAATCCTTTTGTTTTACCCATTCGCCAACACTTATATTTCCTATTTCCTTTGAATCTACAAGTACTGCTTGTCCCTCATCTGAACCACCAATCATTGTATATATTTTCCAGTGACTAAATACTGTATTTGTACTAGGAGGAACAATTGAATCTACTAGACCAACATTGTTTAACTCGCCAGAATCAATTGTAATAAAATTAACAAAATTTAAATTATAAATTCCGAATGCATTTTGTCTTCTTCTATTACCTGCCGAATAATCTTCAATAATAATAGATGTGCCATCGACCGTAACATCATATGTCACTATTTCTCCATTTCGTATTGCTGCAGAAATTGCCATTGCAATTTGTTGTAAACTACCTTGATTTGAAAATTTATTACCATTCGCTCTTCCTGGTAAAATAGAAGGATCTGCAATAACAATATAATCTCCTAAATTATATTTTGAAATTCCTAGTTCAGTTTTATCACATATAAAAAGTCTATCGTTTTGATTAGGTACCGCTGTCACAGTAAACTTAATAAATCCTCTGTGATTAGGTGTATTTGTTGATGTTATAATACTTTTACCATTTTTAGCATACCCTGTAAACATATCAGCGCTTACATTATTATGAGAAATCATTAATCTATAATATGGTGAGTTAACTGCATTCTTTAAATTATAAAAAGTACCATTTTTATCTTTAACCCATCTTATACATGGAATATCGAACTCGCTAGATAATGGAAACATAGTCAATGGTGTTGTATACTGATCTGTATCGTAAACACTTGAATAACTAGTTGAATTTACATTAATAACTCCAGAAGAACTCATTCCTTCACTATCAAAAGATCCTTCTTCATATGAATCTGTATATAATCCAAAATATCTGTATATTTTATAATTATCAGCATTAATATCATCAAATAAAAATTCAAGATTAATTATATTCGCGATTGCAATTTCATTTCTCTCAAACCCCTGTGTTATTATTTCATTACTAAATATTTCTGGATAATCTATTTGAGTATAATACTTATCTAATTGTTCAGCTCTACTTACAAATCCGCCATTATTTAAATCAATTCCATTAAATGTAGATTGAGATCCTTCTGTAAAATTAATAGTAAGGGCTGATTCAGGAAATAACTTATCATTGATATGATTATTCAAATACTTACCAATATTTGAACTTTTACTTAAATCAAATGTTTTTACTATTGTGGCATTTTTTAATAATTCCTTTATTCTTGAATTTTGACCCTGTACATTTTCATCAAATGTTACAGAATAATCAACGTCCTCTATTCGATATACAACAAAATTCGTTGGAATCTTTTTATCAAGCCAAATTGGAGCAAAAATCTTATATTGCTCATCATATAATTTAGTAATATTATGAATAGCTCCATATTGATACTGATCTTCATATTGAAATTTATAGTCAGAAAATACAGTGGTGTCTGAATTAGATCTAAGTACTTGGTATTTTTGTGTGGAAGGAAGACCTTTATAAAACTTAGCAATATCATCTGAATATCTTCCATCAGAAGACACTGCATACTTTTGATATTCTATTTTGGAAAGTTCCTTATTTGCTCTAAAAGAACTTAAGAATAAATCACCATTGTCGTTAACAAGCAATTTTGCATTGCTTGTTAACTTAGGGTTTGTTCTTAAAAGTGCAAATGATTTATCATCTATTGAACTGTTTTCAATATTAGTATTAATGTTAGCCATGTATAAGACTCTTTTTGTTTAGATTATATATCCCTTGTATAGTTGGGACTAATCTAAACAATGTCTTACCATTGGTTTATTTCAGGGAATGAATAATTAATAGTATTATCGCTTAAATATTTTCTTCTGCCACCACTTAAACCACCGGTTGCATTAGTGTTATAATTAGTTAGCATCGAACTTGTAATATTATTTATGTTTTTACCTTGTGTGGTATATTTCGCATAAACTTCAACATCAAATTGGAAATCAGTATTTGAAAAATCTAAAATATCTATACCTATTTTTTTAGAATACGTTAAGTTGGTAAGAGTATTTGCAAGTACTCCACCTACTCTACCTGTTCCAGTATCTCCAGATCCATAATAATCTGTCATTCTATATTGAAATATTAAATCGACAGTGATTGCATTTGCAGATCCTCCGGGAATTGTTTTCTTTCCATTTTTATTAGAAGAAGAAACCACTAATGAATTTATATTAAGTGGTGACATGTATAAGAAAGATCCACAAGATCTTCCTCCTAATAAATACTGATCTTCTGGTGAAAATCCATTTTTACAAGTAGATCTAGGACCTAATACACCTGCATTCGTTATAGTATTTATTATTCTAAGCGGAGTTTGTTTAATTCCATGCATATCGGTAGATCTTCTTGGCGCTGTTTTTGGCATGCCAACTAATCCATTACTAATAATATCCAATGGAGTTGTAGCACCATTTTGTAATAATGAGTGTGATGAATGCATAAATATTCCAGCATCATATTTTGCATTAGTAACCGTAGATACTGCAGTGCGCTGAGGAACTGTTCCTGAAAAACCGCCTGACCATATAAAATCAGTAGAACCATTGTCTGGATTCCAATTGCTAATAATAGCATTATCAAAATTTGTAATTCCTGCACCTGATACCGTTGGAACTGTTGAATAATTAAAATTAAGACCATATTCATACGTGTCATACCCATATCCTGAATTAGGATCAATATCTCCGATAGTTCCCTCTGTTATAACATATAAATTATCATCATTAGCTATATTTCTGAATCTTGAATAAATGAATTGTCCCTTTAATTGTGTAGATTGATCTGGTCCATTATTGAAATAAATAGCATCAGTAGCTCCATTTATATTTTGATAAACAACAGGAACTAAATCATATCTTGCTTCTTGTCTATAATAATCACTATTGTATATAACATCAGGAGTTCCAGTTCCACTACCAAATCGAGTGTTATTCGTAGAAACAGGTGCAGGTTGTGTAATATCACCAACTATTCTACTTATTAATTCAAGGTCAGAGGCTTTAGTATTAGATAATTCAATTTTAAAGTTTTTAGTAACTATTGCTCCTTTACCGTTTGTTGTAGGAATTTCATTCACGTAATATCCTGCAAACAATTGAACTGTAGTATTATTAGTTACTGGCGTTACATTACCATTTTCATCAATAATTCTTATTAATAATTCTCCTGTAGTTTTTTCGATAACTGCACGTAAACTCAATACTTCATTTTGAAGAGCTAATAACTTTTCATATACTGAAATTGGAGCTTGTTGATCTGTTAAAAACCCAGAAGCAATTGAATTAGCACTGTGTGAATATGTTGTGTCACCTGTGGTAAACGAATCTTCAACATGCTTATAAACTCCCGCAGATTCTAAATCTGTTTTAATAGACACCTTTAAGGCATCCATTTCATTTGCCTTTATAGTATCACCTAATACATCTGTATTTATTTCAGCAACAGGAAATTCTATTTTATTAATATCTGACCATGCTGATTCAACTGGATTTGCTGGAAATCCTGCCTCAGAAATAGATTTAACCATAAATTCGACAATTTCACCAGGAACGATAGGAAGATCGAATGAGTTGAAGTTAACTGCGTCAGCATCTTCTTCTCCTTCTATAATCCATACGTATTTTCCTTCAGTATTCATCTGTCTTTTTCTAACTGGTCCTAATACTTCAGTCCAGTTCGAGAACGCCGCAGTTTTTTCAGTTTGATTTGTTGAATCTGTAAATTTAATTTGGTCTACTACTGCTGTTTTACCAGAAGTAGAAACATATCTATATCTAATTTTAAATTGAACAACTTCCTGCGAAACCTCATTACCTATTTTCTTTGGATCTGGAATTGACCAAAATCCTCTAACTCTAAATTTAGGTGCTACTGTTTGTAAATCTGCAGACTCAGCCGATGATTTAATTTCAGTTACAATAGATGAAAATAATTTTGATTCAGATTCTCTTTGAGAGATTAATGAACTAAGCTCATTTATATGTGTATCTTTTTCTGCACTTGAAGAAAATTTCTTAGTATTTACTAAAGATTTCTTTTGTTTAATCGATTCATCTAATTTCTTTAAGGATTGATCAGTTGCGACTTTATCAGACTTTAACTGTTTAATCTTATTAGTATTAGTATTATCGGTAAGATGCTTATTAATTTGAACAACTTTAAAATTTGTTGTGTCAATTACAGGAGCATCAGGAACTATTCCAACTGAACTAGGTGGAATATAATCTACTTTTAAAGATTTAATAAATTGTCCAAAATCAGAAACTTGATCTCTATAATATTGAGCCAATGTCATTGAAGCTCCGGTAGTATCTGTAATCTCTAATTCATTCGAATAGAATGCAACACCAGGAGAAAAGTTCTCCGCTGGAATTTTAGAGTTAGGATCTATTGCTTTTACAAAGACAATTTGTCTTTCATTATATCCAACCTTAACTTCAATATCTAAATTAGTATCTACGTCTTTATAGATTCCAAGTTGATTTGCTCCAAGTCTTACAACCTCTGAGCCTTCCAATAATAAAAGTTCTAATTGCGATGTTGAATTATCTATGGAAACTATTTGATATCTTGTTCTATAATTGCCTGAATTAATAATTAATGAATCACCAACCTTTAAAGTTTCAGTATCTTTAAGCGCCTTTGCAGAATCAGTAAAAGTTAATTTATTAACAGTATATAATTTTACTGTTTTGGTTTGAGATACTCCATCAATTACATAATTCTTTTCTGCATTATCAATTTTGGTAACATCAAATGTTCCACTATATTGTATTAATCGCATTGGCATCTCTAATACTTCAGCATCTACATAATACTTATATGCTTTATCTATCAGTGTCGTTTTAAATGTGCTATAATCAATTTCACTTCCACCTTTATAAATTTCGTCAAATGCAGTGCTAGTTGCAGCATCTTCATAATCGAAAATAAAACGTTCAACATAAACCTTTTCAGTCTCTACTGGAATTTGACCAGTCACATCAAGATTAATTGTTAATAATGGATTAAGAAAATCCTCAAAAAATTCATTTAATTTAGTTGTAAATGTAGTTGGAGTAGCAAGCGAAGTAATATCTTTCGATGGTCCTTTTAATCGTGCAGTATGAATAGTTCTATATGAACCATCCTTTAATCTTACATTAGCATCAGATCCTTCAAGACCACTGATAGAATTAATATTATTATTTAACCTTTCAATTTCTCTTTTCAAATATCCAAATGCTGGAATTTGAATGGTCTCCATGGACCCTGTCTTACTATTATAAAGGTCAATAACCACCGTTTCTTTATTGGTGGTTATTGCTTCATTAATTCTATTAAAAGTTTCTAATGAGTTAGTGTTTAACTCCAAAAACTGTTCAAGTAATTGTGATATTGAATTGCTAGCGCTCATATTATCTTATAATTTCAAGTTCAAACGTCTTGTTTGTTTGGTCTACACATATTAATTCAACGTATGGTTTTAGACTTAATAGATTTGATGTATCTAATGTTGCCTTTAATAGCCACCCATTTTGTTTATCTGTATATATGTTAATTTTGTTGGTTCCTAGTGTTGGTAATAAATTCTTGAAAGAGAACTTAATTGTTTGTCCTTTTTTCCAAGTATTAATACTATCATCTAAGTATATATTCAAATCTCCTGATAATACCACAGTATTAGCATGAATTCTTATTAAATTTTCATAAGGTCTTACTCTTGTAATAAGTCCTTTAGACGCAGTTAATGACATGTTAAATAAATTAGAAGATCCAATTAAATTTCCAGTAATTGCAGAAATAAAATCATATTCAAATACATCATTTAATGTATATCCATAATTTGTATTTACTAATTTTATAGATGTTTGGTTCGATTTATCTATTGTCATTCCATCTCCACCTGATATAACATCGGTATTATATTGTATTTCAGTAGGTATCTTTCCATTGATTACCTGGTTTAATCTAGAGTTAACTGAGGTAATCATATCTAAAATAGATGTAGAATTAGCATAATTAAGAGAGGCATCCTCTAGGGATTTCTCTAGTGCATTCACCCTAATCGATAAATTAGCAGCATCCCCTGACGTCATTAATAAATCTTCAACAGTTGCTAATCTATCAACGATACTTGCATATCTATTATTAGCTTCTACCATTAATCTAGCAGCATTTTCTAAAGAAGTTGTTGTGTCTAAGAAAATGTCCATTGAAAATGTTGTAAAGTCATTAATATTAGCCTCAACTCCAACATTATCTAATGAAGAATTAAATTTAACATTAAGCTTTAATGCAAATGCATTACCATTTAACCCAGTAACATCATTCGGTTTATATTTTGTTAATTCAGGAATATACCATCCAGTTGAATTAGGATCATTTTTAAAATTATCTAAAATTATTATACCATATAGATTTGTTGATCTATTTACTACATTTGATTTAGAATACAAATCATAGTAAACTAAAATTGCATTAAATCTAAAATCTCCACCTCTTTTTGAATAATCTCCAAAATTATTTAAAGTAGGGTCATTTGCTATTTTAGCATATATAGATGAGTTCCATTCAATTCCATAATTATATGTCGTGGCTGGATTTAAATCTATAGTACCATTTTCATTATCTGCAAGCGATTCTAACGTTAGATTAATGTCAGGATGCGATTGTCCATTTCTACCATTTATTTCTGAATCTGGTAAATAATTTGATGCAGATGTATTGTAATTTGAAGATTTAAATAAAACGTCAGGACTATATCCTGCATACGATGGAACATTTACAAATATTTCATTATAAGTATTTCCTTGATAATTCTTGTCATTAGACACATCAATGTTTCCAAGGTACTTTACTACTCTACTATAATTATTACCAGTATTTGTAGTATCTTCATTCTCGGTTACTCTAGAATATCCTGAAACAACCTGTTGTGAAGTTGCTGGTTTAACTTCAAAGGCACCTAAATGATGTAGCCATTTAAAGAAAACTTTCTCAGCGTCAGATGCATATATTGAAGGATCAAAATCATCATCACTTAAAATGAAATTTTCAAAATTCAATGCATAGTTTTGTAATGTTTCTGCAAAACTAACATTTGCATCTGCATTAGGAATGTATGATGCAGCTGGCGAAGCTCCACCTTCAAACAAATTTTCGAATTGGATATAATTTTCACCATCAGAAGGAGCTGCAACTACTGGAATATCCACGAGTGCAAACTTTGAATATTCAAAATTGATATCTGGATTATAATATGCACGTGTTAAGTCCCTTGCTGCACCTGAAAATGCATACATAGTTCCTCCTTGCTCTTGAGGTATTCTTATTAATGGTGTTGCCATTTATTGTATGTTTATATTTTATTAAGGTGCATATGTTACAGTAGCATTTACTGCTGAAACTACATAGAATTTTGTAATTGTAGCAGAATAAACTAATGTAATAGATCCAGATGCTTTAATTTGAACAACAGTAGGACCTTGGATATTACTAATATTTAAATTTATTACTCCACCACCTGCAATTAATGTGATTAATTGACCATCTTCAGCAGATGGAAGTAAAATTGGAGAACTAAATGTACCCAATACATACGTAGATGATTTATATCCAGTCGTTGGAATTGTAGTAATTCCAGCTTCTAAATTTAAAATTAATGCATCTTGTAAAGTTACCTTTTTATTAAATATAGATTCAACATTTGCAGTGATATCAGTTGTAGAAACAACCAATGTGTCTATTGTACCATTATTTGCTCTAAAAGTACCACCTTTAACTTCTCCAGTTAATGATAATGTTTGATTTGTTGTATTTAACACCGATGCAAAGTTACCAAGTTGGGTATTTACTGCACTAAAGTTATTGTTAATTACAATTCTTGATGAGGAAACACTGTCGGTTCCTAAGATAGTTGTTATACTTGCCATTTTAAATGATTTTTAATATATTTTTATTTATTTTGTTTTTATTTCCATTAACATCAGTTAATTCAAGTTCTATCGTGTAATCACCTTTATATTTAAATAGGTATGTTAGCCACGTATTACTATAATATATATCATTAACATTTTCACTATTGTTTTTTAGTGTCCATTTTTGTGAAATAATACCAGGCATATTAGTAATGTCATATGAAAAGGTAACATGGTTTAACCTATTTACTTCCATATGGGTATCAATTATACATATATCATTAAAATCTGGATTATAACTTGTAAAATGTACTTCAGATCCAGAAACGATTGCGCCTCCATTTGAATTTAAAAATCCTGCAATTTCAAAATCATTGGTTCTAGAAGGTTCTTCTCCAACTACTAAAATATAGGTACATTCATCTTCAATACCATCACCGCCATTATCCTTTAATATTGCATTGTAATTAAATCTTGTTAATATTGGATGCTCAATTGGATCTAATCCAGAGAGTTCATCTGCAATATTACTCCATGCTACTAAATCATATTTATCAATAGGATACGTTGATATTATTTCATACGAATCTATTATCTCGGCATTGGTAATAGGATCTACTTGTTTTATAAAAAATGCATATCCATTAGAATATCCACCGGATTGTCTAATATCAAATTTAAATGAAGATGTAATATCGGCACCTACTCTCATCATATCCCAATTAATTTCTTCTCCATCATTCCATTCTTGGGTTCTTAGTTCTTTCCATTGGTATGGACCTGGAGTTTCATTAAATCCAGTTGGAGTAGTACTATCTAAGTATCTTCTAACTGTTGAGAATTCCTCTCCATCATCGCTGTCATGCACATAATTTGCTCTATCCAGTGTTAGATAATATGTTGCAATAATACTATCTACATTCGCTGTATTTTCTCTAGCCCAATCCCAGTCACTACCTGCATTATCATATGAATATTTATATTGATTCCAACTTAACTTAGGAAGCATTCTTTGAAATAATCCATATACTTCAACATTTTTATTTTTTACTTCAAAATAATTCTCTTCTCTCCATGAACTTCTTACATTATATAAATCAAATAGTGCAAGTTCTATTGAATACATTCCAGCAAATGGTAATACTAATGGAAATTGTTGATACTCTGGATGAAATATTCCAGCATTATCCCAATAACCTACACCACCTCTAAATGTTTTTAAATAATTATTAGGTCCTTTTACTATCCATTCCATTTCATAGACTCCCTGTTTCCACCAATTGTTCCATGTCAATAAATGATTACCTGTGTCATTTGCATCCATCCATGTGAATTCAGCTGAATCCCACATATGTATAAATGAATCTGCACTTAATACAATAGGACAACCTACAGGTATACCAGTCAATGTATTAAAGGTAGATAGATCATTATTATAATAATCACTATAAAAATTATTAATTGATTGCGCTATTTCTTCTCTATCAGTATCATCTAAAGAATTAAAATCTTGATCAATTCCTGTAAGTCTATAATCTACTTTTCTAAGATCTTCAATAAATACCTGTCTTTTCTCAGGTAATCTATGAAATGTAACATCGACTCCTGCGTTTTGAACCTTTATAGAATGTTGATTATTCCATGTATTTAAATTAAATTGAGAGAAGTAATCTCCTTCTCCTGTAATATCTACTATCTTAGCATGTAAAGGTAAAAAAGTCTTTTGTAATTTATTTTTTAATCCATATAATTTAATCAATACTTCATCAGGTGAATAGTCAATAGACTCCTTAACTGTTGGGATATCCCATTCATCTACACCACCATCTGTTTCATTTAATCTA